ATGTTGTTTGTCTTCATTAAATCTGGAGTATTATGATGATTGGAAAGATAACGAACTTTTTCTTCGGGACGTGGCCGAGATGCTTGATAACGTTCTACAGTATTTCATTGATAATGCTCCTGACAGCATATCTCGAGCAAAGTATTCTGCTACTATGGAACGCTCTATTGGTATTGGTGCCCTCGGTTTTCATGCATATCTACAAAAGAAAAACATCCCGTGGGAGTCATCACTTGCAGTAAGTATTAATAAGAAAATTTTTAAAACTATTAGGGAGTCACTTGATGTTGCAAATAGAGAATTGGGCGCTGAGCGCGGCGAAGCCCCTGATTGCGCTGGCTCTGGGAATCGTTTTGCCCATCTTATGGCTATTGCTCCCAATGCAAGCTCATCTATTATTATGGGTAATACCAGCCCTAGCGTTGAGCCTTATCGCGCTAATGCTTATCGTCAAGATACTTTATCGGGATCTTTCCTGAACAAAAATAAATTCTTAGACAAAATTATTAAGGAGAAAGTTGATGAACAATCAGTGGACTACCAAGACATCTGGTCAAGTATTATTGCAAACGACGGATCAGTACAGCACCTTAGTATACTCTCTGACTGGGAAAAAGACGTATTCAAAACGTCTATGGAAATTGACCAGCGATGGATTGTGGAGCACGCAAGTCACCGACAAAGTTTCATTGACCAAGCGCAATCCATTAACCTCTTTTTCAGACCAGATGTAAATGTTAAATACCTTCATGCTGTGCATTTTCAAGCATGGAAACAAGGGCTAAAGACTTTATACTATTGCAGATCAGAAAAAATTAATAAGGCAGATAAATTATCAAATAAAATAGAACGGCAAATAATACAAGAAGTGGATTTAAAAGCATTGGCTTCTGGTGCAGAATGTTTAGCATGCGAGGGATAAATGAGCCAGAGACCATTAAAATTTATTAGTAGAGAAAAAGAAGAAGAATTAATTAATCGTTTATTGACAATTGTAGATAATCGAAGTTTTTATCCTTCTGATACTGTCATTTTACAAGCTAGTGTTGACTTTGCCGGGACTGTGTCGATGCATTTATCTCATGCATGGTCTGTAGGTGGAGAAATAATTCCAATCGTTCCAATTGAGGTTACATATCCTGATGAAACGTATGATTATGTTCGTTCAAAATTTCGTTATGATATGAAATGGCACCTTGATCATTTTAATTATAAGAAATTTATTGTAATTGAAGCTGGTATTATCAAAGGTGGTAATTGGGAGTGGATTTTGGAAGAATTTGGGAGGTTGAATGTTGATAGAGATAATATCACACTAGTAACTATGTTGGAGAATGTACATTCAAGGGTTAAGTCTGATTATGTTGGTGAATATTATGATGACGAGAAAGAGGATTTAACTTTTTACTATGAAAGATTCAATAAGCATTGGCCGGTTAGATGAGGAGAATAAAATGAAAAGAATATTAAGATTTACAGCTTCATGGTGTGGGCCATGCCAAGTTTTATCTAAAAATTTAGAAAACGCAAATGTTAAATTACCAATAGAAGTAATTGATATTGATGTTTTACCAGATATAGCTAGCGAATTTTTTATTAGATCAGTACCTACACTAGTTATGATGGATGAGAATATAGAAGTTAAAAGAATTACTGGAGTTGTTAGCAGTAAAGAACTTGCAACTTGGGCAGAAACAAATTAAGAGAGAGATATGGCACCTAAGAAAAAATTAAAATTAGCAGACAACAGATCACACTTTAAACCATTCAATTATCCATGGGCATATGATTCATGGTTAAAGCACGAACAAGCTCATTGGCTACACACAGAAGTTCCAATGATTGAGGACGTCAAAGATTGGAAAACAAAATTAACAGATAGCGAAAAAGAATTTCTTACACATATTTTTCGCTTTTTTACACAGGGCGACATTGACGTAGCAGGCGGTTATGTAAGTAACTACTTACCTCATTTTCCTCAGCCAGAAATTCGTATGATGTTACTAGGCTTTGCTGCAAGAGAAGCATTGCATGTGGCAGCATATAGTCATCTGATTGAAACTCTTGGACTACCTGAAACGACTTATAATCAATTTCTAGAATATCAGGCAATGAAGGAAAAGCATGAGTATATATTGAATCAATCGAATGGATTGATAAATACGTCAACCGTTGCTAAGAATATTGCATTATTTTCTGCATTTACTGAAGGTATGCAACTGTTTAGTTCTTTTATTATGTTGTTAAACTTTCCTCGCCATGGCAAAATGAAAGGCATGGGGCAGATTGTAACTTGGTCAATTGTTGACGAAACACAGCATGCAGAATCAATGATTAAATTATTTAGAACATATGTAGAGGAAAACCGTGAAATTTGGAACGATGATCTTAAAGCTCAAATCTACACTATTGCAACAAAAATGGTTGAACTCGAAGATCGCTTTATTGATTTGGCATTTAGCATGGGCAATATGCCTGATTTATCTGCTGATGACGTTAAACGGTATATTCGTTATATTACTGATCGTCGTCTTATTAGTCTTGGTCTCAAGGGTATAATGAAAGTAAAAAGAAATCCTTTACCCTGGGTCGAGGAAATGATTAATGCGCCAACTCACACTAACTTTTTTGAAAATCGGGCGACAGATTATGCAAAAGGTGCGATGAGTGGGACTTGGGATGACGTTTGGGGCAGAGCAGCTTAATTTTTGAAAGGAAAAAAATGAAGAAACTATTATTTTTATTGATTGCTACTTTTTCGATTGCAGTAAACGCACAAATCATTACTGGTGCCGGTGCGACATTTCCATATCCGATTTATGCAAAATGGGCAGAAGCATATAAGAAGGAAACAGGGATTGGGTTGAATTATCAAAGTATTGGTAGTTCAGGTGGGATTCGTCAAATTAACTCTGGCACAGTTACATTTGGTGCATCTGATGCTCCTGTGAAAGGCGATGAACTGGAGAAAAGGGGTCAGGTACAATTTCCTGCAATCATTGGTGGTACTGTACCAATTATTAATCTAGATAATTTTAGTCCAGGTGAATTGAGGATTAATGGTGTGGTTCTCGCACGAATCTTTATGGGTACCATTACTCGGTGGAATGATCCTCAACTCAGAGAATTAAATCCAGGAAAGAATCTTCCTAATTCTGCGATTACTGTCGTTCATCGAGCAGATGGATCAGGTACCACATTTAACTTTACAGATTACTTGACAGTTGTAAGTAAAGAGTGGGAAGAAAAAGTTGGTCGAGGTGCGGCGGTGAAATGGCCAGCCGCAAGTTCAGTAGGCGGTAAAGGTAATGAAGGTGTTGCAGCTAATGTAAATCGAATTAAAGGTTCTATTGGTTATGTTGAATATGCATATGTTAAGAAAAACAATATAACATATATGAAATTACAAAATAAAGATGGTGTTTTCGTAGACCCAGATGATACTGCTTTCGCTGCTGCAGCAGCTGGTGCAGATTGGTTTAGTGTTCCGGGTATGGGATTAAGTATTGTTGAGCAACCAGGTAAAAATACTTGGCCTATTAGTACAGCAAGTTTTATTATTATGTACAAAGAACCTAAAGATGTAAAGGCAAGTAATGATGTATTAACATTCTTTGATTGGTCTTTCAAGAATGGTGCTAAGATGAGTGAAGAATTGGATTATGTGCATTTACCCGAATCTTTACAAAATGAAATTCGTAAAAGAGTTTGGACGGAAATCAAAAGATAAAATATGATAGAAATTCTATATCTGTTAGGCATGACGCATATAACAATAATATGTGTCACTCTTTATCTTCACAGAGGTCTGACGCATAAAGGCATTGAATTTCATTCTCTATTATCAAATTTTATGAGATTTTGGCTATGGTTAACTACAGGTATGGTTACTAAACAATGGATAGCAGTTCACAGAAAACACCATAGATTTTGTGAAACTTATGATGATCCTCATTCTCCCCATATTCATGGTATATGGAATATATTATTTGGCGGTACTTTTTTATATGCAAAAACAGCAAGTGATAAAAAAATTGTAGAGCAATATGGTATAGGTTCTCCAGATGATTGGTTAGAAAGAAATATTTATTCTAAATATCATATGGTTGGTGTCATATTATTGTTAGTAATTAATATATTATTATTCAAGGGCTGGGGCATTCTTATATGGGCATTACAAATGGTTTGGATACCTTTTTGGGCTGCAGGAGTTATAAATGGTGTTGGTCATTGGTATGGTTATAGAAACGGAGAAACTAAAGATCATAGCCGCAATATAATACCCTGGGGCATTATAATAGGGGGTGAAGAATTGCATAATAACCATCATTTAGATCCTGCAAATCCGAAACTAAGTAGAAAATGGTGGGAATTGGATTTGGGCTGGATCTGGTTTATTATTTTTAATAAATTAGGGTTGGCTTGGAGAAGAAATATTTAAGGTGAAATTATTATGAAAAAAAATATGATTTCGGCGCATATGAAAGTAGCAGAAATTTATGCAAATCTTTCATATGCAAAAAGATTAAAGGTGGGATGTATTATTGTCAAAGACGATAGAATTATTAGTATAGGATATAATGGTACCCCTGCCGGATGGGACAATAATTGTGAAACAGAAATTTCGGAAACAGAAATTTGTTTTCTTGACCAAGGGGGACCTGGAATGCCAGTTAAAACGGTTCGCCTTGAAACAAAATCTGAAGTTATACACGCAGAGGCAAATGCAATTGCAAAGTTAGCAAGGTCATCTGAATCAGGTAAAGATTCTACAATGTTTATTACGCATTCCCCTTGTATGGAATGTGCAAAATTGATATATACTTCAGGAATAAAAAAAGTTTATTATAGAAATGCATATCGTAATATGGATGGCATTAATTTTTTAAATAAATGTAATGTGGGGATAGAAAAATATGAATAAAATAATTGGATTCACTTGTAGTACATTTGACCTATTTCATGCGGGACACGTTGTAATGCTAGAAGAAGCAAAGAGACAATGTGATTATCTAATAGTAGGCATTCAAACAGATCCAACTCTTGATAGAAATAGCAAAAACAAACCTGTTCAAAGTATAGTAGAGCGACAAATACAGGTAAAAGCCTGCAAATATGTGGACGAAGTGATTATATATAGTACAGAAAAAGAGCTAGAAGATCTGATGAAAACCTTGCCTATAGATGTTCGTATTTTAGGTATAGAATATTCAGAAAAAGATTTTACAGGTAAAGAAATTTGTATTAATAGAAATATAAAAATCCACTATAACAGCAGAGATCATTCTTTTAGTAGTTCAGATTTAAGGCTTAGAGTTTACGAAGCAGAAAAAATAAAAAGAGGTATTATATGCAATATAAACACTACGAATGCATCGAATGTGATGCAGTCTTCAAGATAAAACACGAATTAGAAACAGATTATTATCGAGTAATACATTGCCCATTTTGTGGCGCAGATATGGATGATGACCAAGTCGATGAATATGTAGAAGAATAAATATCCTGTATATATTCTATAAGGATGTTAAATGTCTTGGTCATATAATGGTGAAATTTTTATAAATCCAACACCACAACAAATTGGGTTCGTTTATTTGATTACAAATAATGTAAATGGTAAATGTTACATAGGCAAAAAACTTTTTTGGTCATCTAAAACGAAAACAATAAAAGGCAAAAAGAAACGATATAAAGTAGAATCCGATTGGCAAAAATATTGGAGTTCGTCGGATGAAGTTAAGGCAGATGTAGCAAAGTATGGTGAGGAAAATTTTACACGGCAAATATTGCATATTTGCTCAACCAAGGGAACTACTAATTATCTAGAAGCAAAGGAACAATTTTTGCGCGAAGTATTAGAAAAGCCAAACGATTGGTACAACGGATACATTCAAGTTAGAGTACATAGGTCACATATTAAAAAATAAGTGCTTGACATTGACCAAATTTTAATATATAATTAAACATATTAACCAAATAATGGAGTAACCTTAAATGAAAAATATGGGTGTTGAAACTGAGTATAGTTCAGAATGGTATAAAACTGCGTCAGATACAGATAGGCAGATCTTTAAAGATTGGCTTCGAGGTGTTCTTACTACTGAGGAAGTAGATTTGACTTTTAAGAAATTAGATGGTACTATCAGAAAAATGAAATGCACTTTGAAGGAGAGTAGGCTTCCTGAGTTAAAACAATCTACTAATAACACACCAAAAAAGCAATCATTAGAATCTATGGCTGTCTTTGATCTTGAAAAACAAGAGTGGAGAAGTTTTAGGTTTGATTCTGTTTCAGAAATAAAATTTACATTAGGAAACTAAATGGCTCGTGCTCCGCAACAAAGAATTACTGACATTAGTATAATCTACAAGGGTGAAGAACCTAAAGGTCTAATTATAGATTCATCTTCATCCAATTATAATATTAATTTATTGCGTGCTTTAAACTGGTATTCTATTGATAAAACAAAAAATGATGCACATAAGTATATTAAGGAATATGTAAAAAAGAATTTACCTAGTGAGCTTAAAACCTTTGAAAAGGTTGAAGAAAAAGCAATTATCCCTACATATGGGTGGATCGCAAGGTTAATCAATACTGGAGCAAAACTTTCAGAAAAAGATTTAAACAAATTTAATGGTTATTTGATTGGTATTATTAATCAAGTTGATTCTAAAATTAAAGCTGCTGC